AAGCCTCAAATGGCTAAGGAATGGGAAGCTCATACTCCAAAAGGAAAAAAACTCCCCAAAAAAGTTTCCAACAAAAAGAAAACTCCCCGCAAAAAAATCTAAGTAACACAGGATTGGATATGTTTAAAAAAACACCCCAAAAAGAAGAGCTCTATTACTTAAAGACGGGGAATTATCTCCTTCCCTTCCGCGGATATTTTAAGAGTAAAGAAAAATTAAAAATTCAGCTTCATGAAATATTAGAGGAATCCATTTCCTCCCTCATCAATGAATGGGAAAAAACTCATAACAAGAAGTGGGAAAAGGCTCGTGCTGACATTATTTCTAATAGTGACATGTGCCACTCAGTTCAAGTAATGAGGCTTAATGGAAAGTCTCAAAAGTTTTTTGCATCATTCTTTGTGATGGCATGATTTGGAAGAAGGGTCCTCATATTGCTCCAGAAGGAGAAGAGGTGTACGTGAAATATAAAATGCATGAACCAACAGCCATCTTAAAAATGAGAGTTTCTCCTAATCAAGTATGGTCTCATATTGAATGTTGGTGTTATGTAGAAGAGTTAGAAGAGTTTAATAAAAGAAAGATAAAGGAGAAGTTGTAATGAAATTCCCTATTACAACATTAATTTTAGCACTCTCAATGTGTGGTTGCCATTATGAATCCTATGATTTAAATTTTGGTCCCAGCCCTGGAGATGGCGAAGAAGAAATAATTATCATTGACGAAGAACTTATCAAAGTTAAGCAAAAATAAGAAGAGGGAGAAAAAATAAGCCTAGATTTGGAGCGACCGCCGTCTAGGCACGGCACCCTTTGGTTTTTAACATGTCCAATTGAGTAGTTTAAGCATGTGCCGTTAAGGGAGGGGCAACACCGTCTATGCATCGACAATAATTGTTTATCATAGAATTGAAAAAAATAAAATAAGAAGTGTTAAGGGAAAATTACATTTCAAAAAATTAACCCGGAAGAAAAATGGCAAAAAAAAGCGATAAAAATTGGATACAAACAGCGATAAAAAAACCTGGGGCGCTTCGAGAAACATTAGGTGTTCCTAAAGGAAAGGATATTCCTGCAAAAAAGCTTAAATCAGCTGCTGAAGGGAAGTATGGTCCTAAAACTGAAAAAAGAGCTGAGCTCGCGATGACCTTAAAAAAAATGAGGAAAAAATAGTAGAAGTAATCCCATTCGCCAGATAAAATTTAATCCGTTAATGAGCGAGGTACTTATGAGTTGGAGTGAATTTTATGCATTTCTTGTGGCCTTTTCTATTGTTGTTGCTGGGATCTATTGGAACCGGAAAGGGTTCTTTTTTGGGCTCTAGTCTAGAAGCGTTTGCCCCAAAATTAGAGTTCCATTTAAACGAAGAAAAACTCAAAGAAGATTATGAAAGAGCGGCTCGTGATGCAGAAGAAGGTCGTCGATATGAGAGAGAACAACAAGAACGTCGAGAGCGTGAAGAAAGAGAGCGTCGTCAACAAGAAGAAAGAGCTCGAGAAGAACAGAGACGATTCGAAGAAAGGGCTCGTGAGACTCGTGAGAGGGCTAAGGAGAACTTTCCTTAATTCTCTTTAATGTCTTCGTGTTGTACATAAACGACTTTATTGGAATATTCTAATCGATCTTCAATACGTTGTACTCTTCGATCCAATGCAGAAATGTTGCTTTTTATTACTTCTAGTTTTTCATCAATCTTTTCAAATTTCTGGTCGATCTTTTCAAATCGTTGATCAATCTTTTCAAATCGTTGATCAATTTTATCAAACTTTCCTTTTAGACCATTCCACAGAAAAAGAGTGAATCCTCCTAAAGGAACTAAAATCGGGATAGCTTCTTGTAATATTTTTAACCAATCCATCAACTAACCTCTTTCATTTCATAATACTTCAAAATTTGAGCAAGTTCAAAGACTAATGTTTCTAGTGTTCGAATCCTAGATTGCTGCTCGTTATAACGTCTAAATATCCCTCTTCGGAGATTATCTTGTTGTTCTTCTAAATGGAGAAGCATTTCCATTTCAGCACTTTTTTCAACAGAATGTGTATCGAATAAATCTAATTGGGTCATTTAAACCTCATTTTTTAAATAACGGTAAAAAGAAGCTTCGCTTATTTTATACATTTTACATATTTCCTGTCTTTCTAAAAGTTTATTCTCATACAATTCTTTTAATCTAAAAATATCTTTCTTATTTAATTTAGGAGGCCGTCCAATAGGATCACCTCTTGTTTTAGCCGCTGCAAAACCTTGATGAATCCTTTCAAGCAATCTTAAACGCTCATTTTCCGCCAGCATAGCCATCAAATTAAATATCATGCGGCCCGAAGCTGTCCGTGTATCAATATCATGACCTAAGATAATTAGGTCGACCCCTTGTTTATGGAGAATTTCGAGAAGAGTAGATAACGCTCTCGTAGATCGACCTAATCTATCTATTCCTGTAATGGTAATTGAATCGCCAGCACGTAATTGTTCCATCAATTTATCAAACTCAGGACGACAATCTTTTGATCCAGACATGATATCGCTGAAAATTTTTTCACATCCAGCTTCTTGGAGCAATTGGATTTGATTTTCTAAAGATTGTTTAGGAGTGGAAATACGAGCATAACCGAATTTCATTTTTACCTTTTATTTTGTTACCAAGGGGGATGACAATCGCATCGAGATACATTATCTTCATATTTTTTACCGCAATAGGCACAAACCCACCATCCTTCCGAATAAGGATTAGGCTTATCGGTATATGTTTTTTCTTCCGAAGGTTGGAAAGGAAGAGAAAAGGGAGAAAAAGTGAAGGCTGCTATAAAAGCTAATATAAAAGCCATGATAGATCCTATGGTTAAGATTTTTCTTTTTTTCATTTTTTCTTTCTCAAAAAGGAATACAGAGAGTATATTTAAGAACGACTTTTAATACAAGATTTTGAGAAAAAAACTTTAAGCGAACAAAAATAAAAATTACCACTTTCTTTTTAATTCTAAGAGGGGGTGGATATGAGAGGGAAAAAATGGCGAGTCGAGTGGGAGAGAGTCAGTATTTATTTAATGATAGTCCCTATGTAAGTGCTTACGTAGGAAAAGAAATGAACGAAAAACGTGAATATCCTTCCTTATGGGAAGAGATGATGAAAGACTGTAATGATCCGGATAAATGCAATTGTTGTTGTGAATGCCTTACTGCGAAGGGAGAAGGGTGCTGTTGTGTTGACGCCAAAGATTGGGACCGTCTTTCAACTTGTGAAAAAGTCTGTTGTTTAATGTTATGCTGTGGGTGTCATTTTCAATTTAATAAGATATCTGGTTCTGGTTCATCTTATTCTTATGGAAGCGGTTATGGAACGACACGGCATTACTCATGGAGATATAATTGTCACGGAGACTTAACCTTTCAAAAAGGATGGAAATGAAAAAATTATTTTACTTATTTTCTTGTTTCGTAGCTTTCAGGGCTTTTTCTTTAAATGCTACAGAAGAATCTTATTCACCTTACATTTCTTACATGATCCACCATAATGGTATAACCATTCCCTCTATTGGTGTAGAGTATGAAAAAGATAAAGACAAATTTGATGTATCTTTAGGATACAGTTGTATGTATACTTATCCATCAGCTCATTATAGCCTTTTGACATTTGGATATGGCCGTAGTGTTTGGGACATAGAGAAAAAAGACCTTTCTGTTGTTGGTGGTTTGCGCCTCAAAATGCTTAAGTGTAAAGATCATGAATATTATCATCATGCTAAGTTCATGCTTTATCCTTATATTGGAATGTCTCTTAAGATTACGGCCTATTCCAAAATGGAAATTACCTACCATCCCATTTACTTTCATCGTGGAGAAATCTATAAACGTCATGAATCTTGTCTAAGACTTATTTTCCATTTATGAAAAGACATCCATTAATTTTCTCATTGGATAGGGATGGACTGGATGGGAGTGGAAAGGAGAGAAATGGATGGGCACGGTTTTATTTTAGAAGGGGACAAATATTACTATGAAATATAGGGGTAGGGCAGGGAGTGGCCTGGAATGGAGAGGAGAGGACTGGAAAGGCACGGTTTTATTTTAACAGGAGATATTATGTTTACCAAAGTAAAGATTCACATTAAAGGCACACGCCCACTTCTTTTTCATGCATTTAGAGAAGAAGTGCTCACGCAGACAAAAAAAGAACGTGGTGGTTCACAAGGAAACGATCCCACAGAATGGAAGCAAACAGTTCAAATGGATGGCAATAGAAATTTATTTGTTACTCATTTAAACATTTTTGCTGCACTGAAAAATGCGGCTAAACATACTAAGGTAGGTCGCGGAACCATTAAAGACAAAGTGGGAGCTACTCTTCAAGTCCCTCCAAAGAACTATCTTTTGAAAGATCTCAAGGTACCAGAAGAAGATAAAATTGATCGAGATGAGAGTAAGGCGGTCTTCTTACATGTTTGTAGTGTAAAGAATCCTGCGACTAAAGGGCGCAATCTTCGCTATCGCGTAGCGGCAAAAGAGGGGTGGGAACTGGAATTTGAAATTCAATTTGACCCTAGAATTGTCTCTATAGATTTGATGAAAGGAGTAGTTGAAGATATGGGGATTTTAGAAGGATTCATGGATGGTCGAAATATTGGTTATGGTCGTTTTGAAGTCATCAATTTTGAACCTTTAAAAAATTAATGAAATTCGAATGTCCTTCATGTTTTATGCACTGGTCAGATCATCGATTGCCTAAAGATGAATTTCATTCTATCTTATGTATCTTTTGTGCTAAGCCCCACAATGAAAAAGACTTAATCGATTGGCAGATTCAACATATAAATAATATAGAGACAGAAAAGCTCAAGTACGTTATGAGAAATTTGTATAAATATTTTACTTTGCAAATATCTCTTTTAGATGAGCGTATTAATGAGCACAATCGCCCCACCAAAGAGACGGAATCGCAAACCCCGTCATCCTAAAACAACTGAAGAAAGTAATACTTTCGTTTATAAATTAGCCCAATTTGATGAAAATGGTTGGGCTGATGCATCTAAATTCAAACCTATCCCTTATGACATTTTATACTTAAAGACTGATAGAAATCGCATCATCAAAGGATGGTGGGCTGAATTCTTTTTTGATGGCTATCGCCTTAAAGAAGATGAAAAGGTTTTAAAATGGAAGAAATGCGCATCACAGTGGGGATGGGATGACTAAAAATGTCGGAGAATATTCCTATGAACTTCAGCAAAAAAATGAAAAGATTAATCCAATCGAGCTTCAACAAGCTGTGCATGAGGGTAATCAATCTGAAGATTCTTATGAAAATCAGGTTAGATTAGCTGTAGAAAGAGGGGAAAAAGAGTTTGATGGGGATTTCTATGTAGTGGTTCTCTTCAAAAAAGAACGGTTAATGGTCAATGTAGTTCGTCAATATTTCTTGCCTAGAAAAACCTGTCCTCGTCCTGAATATGACCAAGTTGTTTACCGCTATCATAGAGATTCCCATTCTTTAAAATTCTTATGGGTCATTCCTGATAAACTTAATTGTGAAACTCTCCCACTTCACAAAAATTTCCTTCCTAAGGAACAAAGAGAGTTTCTCCAATACATCTTAGATTTTAATTCGGGAAAGCTAGACGCCTTATCTGACAAATTGAATCAGGAAGAGGCTCTTAATTCCCTTTGAAAGAAATTCAACATAAATTTATTAACAAATTAACTCATAGAATCGTTTCCCACGTTACGGGTATGAGTTAGGTGGCGTAATGCGCATCGCCGGCGCAAAGGAGTTTATATGGCAACTGAATTACAGAATGTAGCCGAAGAAATTCAGCAAGAGGAAGTCATTCAGCCTCAAGTAGAAGGAGAAGAAGTAAGCCAAGAAACTCAAAGTGAGGTTCATGAAGAAGCGAAAGATAAAGAATATAACTTTCGTCAACTTCGTGAGAAAAGTCGACAGATTGAAGAAGAAAGAGATTATTACCGCAAACAAGTGGAAGAAATGATCCGCGCTTCGAAATCTCGCGTTGAGCCTGAAGAGGAATCTTCCAGTGTGGGAGATGAGGACCTTATTGAAGGACGCCATTACAAAGCCTTAGAGTCTCAAGTTCGAGAGTTAACAAAGCATGTTAAACAAAGAGAATTGGAAACAATTCCTGAGCGGTTAAAGAGTCGATTTTCTGATTTCGATGATGTCGTCACTAAAGAGAATATTGAAAAACTGAAAGAAACAGAGCCTGAGCTTTACCAATCGATAACTTCAGGAAATGATCTCTTTGCAAAAGGTGTTTCGGCATATAAAGCATTAAAAGGACTTGGTTTGTATAAACCCAAAGAAGATTTTTCTAAACAAAAAGAAGTTGTCAAAAACAACCATTCCAAACCAATGAGTGTTCAAGCTGTAAAAGGCCAAGGAGCGCTCCATGAAGCTAATGTCTTTGCGCAGGGATTGACCCCTGATTTGAAAAAGCAGCTTCAAAAGGAAATGGAAGAGGCTCGTAAAGCTCTGTAATAACAGAGGTATACATGACAACAACCACAAGCGTACTACCAGCACCAGTACAGCAAAGCTTTGGCTATAAGCTTCTCTCGGTGCCGGTTCCGTATATGATTCATAATATTCCAGCCATGCTTAAAAACATGCCTCGGAATGGTGGTACTACGCTTCGTATGAGACGATATAATCCTCTCAATACAGCAACAGTACCATTGGGGAATAGTGGCGTTACGCCTCCTCCTCAACAACTTACTGCTATTAACATCGATGCAGAATTAGATTTCTATGGAACTTATATCATTTTGAATGAGCAAGTTACTCTTCAAAACCAAGATCCAGTTCTTAATGAAGCTGCTCAACGTCTTGGTGTTTCTCTTCGCCAAACTGAAGATGAACTCACTAGAAATATGTTAGCTTCTACTGCTAGTTTTATTAACTGCGTAGGAGGAACCAACGGTAGAAAAAATGTTGCCGTTGTAAAATCTTCTCTGATCGACTTGGAACTCTCAGCAGCGTAGGCTGGAGACAACAAGGGGCAAGAATATGGAAAAATGCATTAAATACGGAAAAGTAGGAAATCACAATACATTATTAGTTCCTGAGGGATCTGATGGCCTAAATGAATGGCTATGTATTAAATGTTTTGATAACTATGAAAAATATATCCAAAAATGTAATTTATTCTACATTCAGCCTGAACGCAGCAAGCGAGAAGACATCGAAAATAAGAAGTGTCCTTTGTGTAAAATTCTCATTAATCCGCATGAAATATATATGGATTGGTTTTACTGCAAAGAATGTGATTCTACTTACTATTTCGATGATGCGGTGCTCTGAACTCTAGTGAAAGCTAGAGACCTCGACTGAGAAGATCGAGGCGCCATTTCGGTGAGGTTACCAAAATGGTCATAAAAGTAACAGATAGGACAATCCAACTGAAATTACACGTAGCGATATCGATGTTATCATTCGCACACTTGCAGATAACAACGCCTATACAATTGCGGATAATATCGAAGGTGAAGATCGATTCGGAACAGCTCCAGTTAGAGATGCTTATTTTGCTCTTGGTTCTACTCAACTTATTGGTGACTTAGAACAAGTGAACGGCTTTATTGCTAAAGCACAATATCCAAGCCAAATGAGCACACTTCGTCCTGAATGGGGTAGTGTTTCTAACTTGCGTTTCCTACTTTCATCAATAGGTTCGGTTACACAAAATGGTTCTAACAACGGAAATGATGTTTATAACATCTTCTGCGTTGGTATGGAAGCCTATGCTGTTGTCGAACAAGATGGATACAGTGCACAATTTATCTATCGTCCACCAATTTATGATGGACCTTTAGCACTGAATGCGAGCGTTGGATATAAATTCGCGCAAGTACCACGTATCACTAACGATGCTTGGGTCCTCAATTTAAGAGCCACATTAAGCGTATAAGGAGGAACACATGGCATCAACAATTATACAATCAGGTACTTTTACATCTGCTGGAACAGCAGTTGAACTTCAGATTCGTTCTGATCTCGATTGGATGGAAGTAGATAACTATACTCAAATGGCAACTACACAAGCTACTGGACGTGGAGTCATGTTCCGCTGGCAACGTGGTATGGCTGCGGGTACAGGTATTGAAATCACAAAAACTAACTCCACGAATGCTCTTAATGGAGAAGTGATGACTACAGGAGGGTTCACCCTCTTAGATACATCGGTTCAAACTCCTGGCACATTAACTTCTACAATTACTGCGGTATCCGCCGCCGCTATTCCTGTAGTTACCAATACTGGTACTAACGGATTATCTGCTGGTGATGTAGTACGTCTTATTGATATTACAGGAGCGCAACAGCTCGGTGGAATGGATTTTACTGTTGGTATCAATACACTTTCTGCAACAACTTTTAGCTTAGATTATATGGCTCAAATTGTTGCTGGTACTACTGGATCGTGGAGAAAGATTAACTTTGATCCTCAGTTCTATCCACGTAGACGTTTTATTACTGCAATTACGGCTGCTTCAAGCGCTGTCATTACCATGTCAGTTACGCATGGATTAACAGCTGGTCAAGCAGTAAGAATTAACGTTCCAGCTGCCTATGGTATGACAGAAATTGATGGTTTGATTGGAAATATCACTGCCGTCAATACAACTACCAATACCATCACAGTAGACATTGATTCATCTGCGTTTACAGCGTTTGCATTTCCTCTTACAGCAGCAGTTCCTTTTACACAAGCAACTGTAGTTCCTGTTGGAGAAACTGCAAATGGTACGTATGCCAACACATTAGATGATGCGACTGATAACCAGTCATTCATTGGAATGAGATTGGGTGCGGGTATCGATGGTCCTGCGGGATCAAGCGGAGATGTAATTTACTGGAGAGCTGGTAAATCTACACTTGTACAATAAAAAAGGGGGGATATCCCCCCTTAATTTAACACTCAACAAATGAGAGTATTAATGAGCACCACTACTTTAAAAAAACCCCACAATGTTCGCAAGCTTTCTGAAGAAGAATTACGAGAAATGAAGAAGAAAGACCATAAGATGGTGAAAGGAATTTTTCGCTGTTACGAACCTCGTGGTGGATCAATGACGTTCAGTTTTCGCAAATATAAAGGAGACAACGTTCTAAAATATACCATGATAGATGGAGAAATTTATGATATTCCTCTTATGGTTGCTAAGCATCTTAATCAAAATTGTTGGTGGCCCAAACATTCCCATGTATTAGATGCAAATGGAAACCCTTCTGTAGAAGTTGGCAAGAAAATGCAACGGTGTTCTTTTGAAAGTCTTGAGTTTCAAGATGTCGAAGAAGAAACATCTAATCCGCAAGTTTAATTATAAGGGAGAGAGACCTTGAGTACATTAGCCGACATACGCGTGAAAGTAAGACGACTGACTGGTCGGCCCTCTCCGCAACAAATCACAGATGCTCAAATTGATAACTACATCAATACTTTTTATCAATATGATTTTCCTGAACATTTAAGAGTCTTTTCTAATAACGGAACTTTTACGTTCATGACTACCCCTAATGTCGACACTTATGATATGCGAACCATGCTCGTGGCGTTTGATGGAGGAACAGCGCCGGCGGTTGATGTCTATTACAACTTACAACCTCCTGTTTACATTGAAGGGTATCAATCATTTTATTCTCAAAGTAGAGAACAATTTTTCAGAGTTTATCCTGCATTAGGAGATGAATTTAATACTCTTACAGGAAATGGCACTCCGGGACCCTACACCTTTACTCTTCCTAATGTCCCTTTTCTCCAAAACTCTGTGACAGTAGGGGCCATCGATATTACTAATGCCACTCAGACCATCGTGGATAGTCCGACAGATTATCAAACTGGAACATGGCAAGAAATCCTCCTAGGAACCGCGGTCACTGGGAGTATAAATTATTTAACTGGTGCTGGAACGATCACTTTTCCAAATAATATTCCAACTGGGAATGAAATCAACATCACATTCACGCCATATCAGCCTAATCGACCTCAAGCAGTATTATTCTATGATAACATTCTTACATTGCGTCCTGTGCCCGATAAAGTGTATCCAGTCGAATTCAATGCTTTTATTACTCCAACAGCCTTATTAAATTCGGGGGATCAACCCATTATGAGGCAGTGGTGGCAATATTTGGCCTACGGAGCTGCAAAAAAGATATTTGAAGATTCTCAAGATCCTGATGGAATTACCAATATTATGCCTGGATTCAAAGAACAAGAACAATTGGCTCTTTATCGTTCAATTGTACAACAAACTAATGAAAGGACAGCGACTATCTATACCGAGATGTCGGCTTTCCCTTACGGCAATTTTAATAATAGGTTCTAGAGTGAAAAACGTATTAATGCTACATTATACCCTTAACACATTTAGGGGTCCATATGAAAAAATGCATGAAATGCCAACAACAAAAAAATGAAGAAGAGTTTTATGTCCGTCACTTGCTTTGTAAAATGTGCTTTAATCAACAAAGAAAAAGAGAAAGCCAGTGTGGATTTTGTTCCCAGAAATTTTATGCTGAAAAAAAGGGAAAAGGGAGATTTTGTTCTCTTAAATGCCGGTTTTTTTCTAAGGTCCAGAAAACCGATACTTGCTGGTTATGGAAAGGATCTCTTAATAGGAATCAATGGGGAAAGAGATATGGAACTCTACAAATGGGTGAAAAAAATATGCTAGCTCATCGAATAAGTTATGAATTGTTTAAAGGAAAAATTCCCAAGGGAAAGATCGTTTGTCATCAATGTGATATAGAGTCTTGTGTTAATCCTAATCATTTATGGTTAGGATCTTATCAAGACAATATGGAAGATATGCGATTTAAAAAAAGAGAAAATTATGTGAAAGGATCTATAAATCCAGCTAGCAAGTTAACCGAAAAAGAAGTAGAAAAAATTAAAGAATTATATATAGAAGGATGGATGATAAAAGATATTTCTTCATTTTTCGGTGTTACTAGGCATTGTATTCAACACATTCTTAAAGGAAAAACATGGAAACATTTAATTCAACAATAGGTTCTAAATGAGTACATATACCTCAAACATCCCTCAACCTGGAGACAATCCCTCAGATAGTCAAGATCAAATACTTCAAAACTTTCAGTCTATTTCAACTACTAACTCAGTAAATCATGTTGCTTTTAATGATCCGGATCAAGGAAAGCACAAGTTTCTTCAAATGCCAGAACAAGGGAGTGCCCCTTCTACCGCAGCCAATGAGGGAGGGCTTTATACTAAAGCAGTTTCAGCAGTAACTCAATTATTTTGGAGAAATGAATCTAATGGTACAGAACAACAGTTTACGAATTCTCTCCCAACAACTGTTGCGCCTAATAGGCATTGGAATTTTGCGGATGGATTACAATTAAGATTAGGAACTGTAACCCATGCAGGCACTTCTACAGCTGTTGTTTTTTCTTCACCATTTTCAACAAGTGCTTATGTAGTTTTATTAACTCCTATAGGAGGTGCAGGGGCAATAACAGCATGGAATGCTCAAGGTTTAACTATCAATGGTTTTACTTTAGCAAGCACTTCTGCGGGCGGAGGAAACGCCTTTTATTATGTAGCAATAGGAAGTTAAATGCCGTTAAAAAGCTATCTTATAGGACCAATGCAAGAAGGGTGGATAAATCGCGTTGAGCCTTTTTATCTTCCCGAAGAAGCTTTTTACGATTTAGAAGATGCATATGTATGGCGTGGAAGAGTTCGCAAACGATTTGGAGCATCTTTAATTGGAGCCACGGAACTTCAATCTCGGTTCAGGATTAATCTAGGCACAACCAATGGAGCCGGTAATTTAAGCGGAACAGTTCCTGGAACGAAATTTAGAGTCGGTCAAATGTTTTCTATCGGAGTTGATCGTTTTATAGTAAATGCAACAGGAACTCCAGCTAATTTGCTTCAAGATGGAGGAGCCGCTACCGCTACTTATAATACTACTACCGGAGCATTTGTTTTTGCAGGAGCGAGTGCCACGACTGCCGTATATTTTTATCCTGCTGATCCTGTAATGGGTCTTTTGGGAAGAGAAACTTCTAATATTAATGCTGAACAAGTAGTAGGTTTCGATACTCAATTTTCATATATTAGATCTTCTAGTGCCTGGGAAAGATTAGATGCAGCAACAGTGTGGACAGGAAGTGATTCTCAATTTTTTTGGAGCACAAATTACAGAAGCTCTAATCCTTATGACACGGCCTTGTATGTAGTCAATTACAATACGACGGATAATATAAAATATATAAATTCTGGTGCTACTGCTTGGACAAATCTACGTCCACAGCTTAATTCAGGAGCTACACGATTCTTGGAAACATGCCGAGTTTTGGTAAATTTTAAAGATAGACTAGTTGCTTTAAATACTATCGAAGATGAAACCGGAACTGATCGGACTTATCAAAATAGAGCTCGATTTTCACAAAATGGAGATCCCACCGCTGCCGCTACTGCATGGTTAGATGATGTGCCCGGAAGAGGAGGGTACATTGATGCTCCTACTCAAGAAGCTATTATTACAGCAGAAAGATTAAAAGATAGATTGATTGTTTATTTTGAAAGAAGTACATGGGAATTAGTTTATACAGCTGTAGATAGCGCTCCATTTAAATGGCAACAAATTAATGATGAATTGGGATGTGAAAGTTCTTTTTCAGTGATTGGATTTGATAAACAAGTTTTAGGGGTAGGAAATGTAGGGGTACATGCTTGTAATGGTGTAAATGTAACGCGAATAGATGAAAAGATTCCTAACGAAGTTTTTAGAATTCATAATGGTAATAATGGCCCTGAGCGTGTTTATGGCATACGCGATTATTATAATGAACTTGTATATTGGACTTTCCCTTCTGCTAGCAATAATCCAACTTTTCCGACAAGGATCTTAATTTATAATTATGAAAATGGAACATGGGCAGTTTTTAATGATTCTTATACTTGTTTTGGAAACTTCCAAGGAGAAACGGATTTAAGATGGGATGAATTAGGAGAAAGATATGGAACATGGGAGAATTGGAACGACCCATGGGGGTCTCCTCTTTTCCAGTCGGCTTTCCCTTTTATCATAGCTGGCAATCAAGAAGGGTGGGTACATATAATTGATAATGGAAAAGGATCTAGCGCCCAATCACTTCAGATTACTGATATGACTTCAGGGTCTTCTACTCTTACTATTGTTAATCACAATCTCCAATCAGATGACTACATTCTGATTGAAGAAGCAACAGGAGTTACTTCTCTTAATGGGATAATTGTTCGAGTAAGTTCTATAACCGATGCTAATAATATTGTTATAGATACTGCTTTTAGTGGAACTTATACGGGAGCGGGAAAAGCTACACGGATAAGCAATATCCGCATCCTTTCTAAATCTTTTAACCCTGGAACTCCCATTGGACAACAATTTAGTATGCCCTATGCAGATTTTCTATTAGATAGGACAACAGCGGGGCAGCTGAGTTTGGAATATTATCTCGACACAACCGATGGTGATACAATCACAGAAATGGATGTTAATAATGTTCTGCTCGGAAGCAATATTCTCTATACCCAACCTGAAGATAATATGACTTTCCAGCCCAATCAAAATCAAATTTGGCATAGATATTATATTCAAGCACAAGGAGGATTCATTCAACTATTATTTTATATGTCTGATACACAAATGAAGAATTATCTAATCGCTACATCTTGGTTTGAATTACATGCTATTCTTCTTTATGTCCAACCACAAGGAAGGATTACAGGTTAAATATGAGTAGCTCATTTTCTCCCAACCCAAACTTTCTTCTCCCTGAAAATTTTATCCTACCTGATGACGAAGAGCAGTTCAAAGTTGTTCTGAGACAATATCTCAACGACATGGCCATTGCTATCAATAACAAAGAATATGGTCTTTTCGTTTCAGAGGAAACATTCACAGGAAAAGATTTTCTTCCGACATTTAACACTACAAAGAGTCAGAATGCAACTTTTCGCGATGTATTTAGAGTAGTAATTGATACTGGTACATTACCGAATGCAGGAACATCTACCACGGCACATGGGATTACAACCACTCAAAATTATTCCATCGTATCTATTTATGGAGGAGCAACAGATCCAGGGGTTTCGACGATGACAACAGGAATTCCTCTTCCTTATATCAATACTACAACTCCCGGAGATAGCGTGACCATTAATATTGATGCTACCAATGTCAACATCACTACCACTACAGCTAATTACACTAGTTTCACGAGGAGTTTTGTGATAATAGAATATATCAAAGAGGTTTAATTATGGCATTCATGGATTTTATTTTTGGTGAGAAAGAGAAAACCAAAACCAAACCGATTTACAATCCTCAACAAGAGCAAGTTCTTAATACAGCTTTAACAGGATTACAAGGGCAACTTCCCCTAGGGTTATCTAATTTACGCAATATTCTAGGAGGAGATCGTGAAACTTTTGAATCTTTCTTTGCTCCTGCTAGAAGAGATTTTGAGCAAAAAACCCTTCCTTCTATTGCAGAAAGATTCACTGGATTTTTAGGGGAAGGATCACAAAGATCTTCTGCGTTTGGCCAACAATTAGGACAAGCTGCAAAAGAATTAGAAGAAGATATTTTTTCTCAGAGAATAGGAATGCAACAAGATGCTCTATCTCAACTCCTTTCATTATTAGGACCTGCCACTGCTCCAAGGCAATTTCAATATACAAAGCCACGTAGACAAGGTTTTCTTGAAAATATTTTAGGGGCTCTTGCACAAGGAGCTGGCGTAGGGCTTACAGGAGGTTTATTTTGACCATTTATACTACACCCGAAGCATTTGAAGATCTTACCCCTTCTTTTGGAGAAAATATTGGACGTCAATTTTCTCAGGGTCTTTCTTCTGGATTACAACTTCTAGCTCAAGATCGCATTAATAAAATGAAGCATGAAAGATTAAAGAGTCTTCTAGGAGAAATGGGAAAAGAAGCCACTGGGACTCCTGGAGAATATAGTCCTCAAGAACTTATTGTAATGGAACATTTGATTCCAGGAAGCGCTAAAATTTTTCAAGAACATCAAAAGGTTCAAAGAGAAGAGAGAAAGACTAAGGAAGCTGAAGCTAAATCCTTAGAAGGACTTCAATCGGCAGTGAATGATATGACCGGATTAATAGAATTTACGGGCCCTCTCAAATATGCTAAAAGTTTCTCTCCAGAGGTTCGAGAGAAGAGACAAATGTTTGATAGCTTAGCCATCGCTTTAGAAAAACAAGCTGCGGGAATGGTGGGTAAAGGAACTCTTTCTCAAGCACGATTTGATTTTCTCATGAAAACTCTTCCCTCTTCAAAGAAAACTCAAGCAGCTAATCGCGGGGCTCTCAAAGCTTGGAGCCACGTATTAGGAATCGATTTTCCTGAAACTTTGGAAGATGAAAGTGTATCTGAAACAATTGAACTTAAAAAAGTAGAACCAGGAACACCTGTCACTGAAGAAGTTGTAATGGAACTAAAAAGAAGAGGGCTGTCACAGGCTCAAGCGAAAAAAAAATTAAAGCAGTTGGGTTATGAGCTCTGAAGAAATCTTTGCAAAGATCTATGGCACACCTTCTGGGACGGATTCTGAGGATATTTTTGCTAAAGTTTATGGGGAAGAACCGCCTTTAGAATCTCGCACCAAACGTCCTGGGGCCGGAGGTAAGGCGTTTTTACGAGGGGCCTTTAAAGTTGCTAAAGAAGCTGCAAAACTTCGTCCAGAAAATGTTTTAATGCCCAGAAAAACTTTTCCTGGAGAAGAAGTTCTTAATGAAAAAGTTATGGAACAAATCGGAGACCCCGAAGCTGGATTTGGAGAAAAAGTTATTGAAAGAGGAACCGAAATTCTTCCTTATTTATTAGGAGGTGAGGGGGCGTTTCTGGGTAAATTAGGACGTGCGGGATTAGCAGCTGCTGCTGGAGAAGGAGCCAAAGAAGCAGGACTTGGACCTATAGGTGAATTTTTATTAGAAACTGTAGTTTTAGGCGCCCCTGGGTTTAGGAAAAAGATTATTCCGACTGCGGCTCAAGAAGAATCTTTAGAAATGCTTCGTCGAAGAGGTCTCTCTGAAAAAGAAATTGCCCCTTTAATTCCCTCAGAATCCAAATCTAGAGCTCTGAAACATTTAGCTAAATCTAAAGGAAGGGGAGAAAAGGCAGTTAAAAAAACTCAAGATGCAATGGGAAAGGTCTATGACCAACTTATCGCAGAAGGAGAATCAACCCCAATTCTATCGACTCAACGAGCTTCGTCATTACAATCTGATTTAGAGAAAACGATTAAGGAATTTCCAGCCTCTTCACGAAAATTAATTGCTGACGACATAGAGCAAATGTTCCGCAAACCAATAAGAGGGAAAGATTTAATAGATATTCAATTTAAGATTAATGATAACCTATTTGGGAAAAAAGTTACTCGTCAAAATCAAGTATTGAATAAACTGAAAGATCCTCTCAATAAAGCTCTCAAAGAAATTGATCCTAAATTAGGAAAGGATTTCGAATTAATACAAAAAAATTATTCTCACTTTAAGCGCGGCATTCAAAAGAATTTAGGACCAAAAAGTTACGATAAACTTCTTACCTATGGGAAAATGGCCACTCTGCTAGGGGGAATCATTAAAATGAACCCGACAGTTCTTAAGACTTATTTAGCTACCGAAGCTTCAAGAAGACTTTTAACTGAATTCTTGATTAATCCTCGATTACAAAATTTAAGCCGTCAAATGCTAAAAGCAGTCAATGAAAACTCTCCACGAATAGTAAAAAAACTTTCCGATTCAATGGAAGAAGAGTTAAAAAATCAAGGATTAAATCCAGAAGAATTTAATCTTTCCTCAGATGAGTTATAAAAAATTCCTTCTCTTCTTGATGAGATTCAAACTCATCAAAATCTTCATATTCTATGTTTAATTTCTTTTCTGTTTGAACTCTTTTAACAGATTGATAAATTAGTTCTCTAAAGCAGTTAATAATTGCTTGAAGTAATAAAGGTGCAAATAAAAATAATAAAAATAACCACATAATATTTATCCTTTATTCTCTATATTCATCATTTTTAAATCGCATGAAGTCTTTTTTATCAACAGAATTCCTATAGTCATAGGAGCTAATAGAAAACACAGCTCTGCATAGGGGTAAAGTAAGCAAGAACTTCCCCATAAAATTAAAATCCCAAACAAAACACTTAAAAAAATTTTCATTCTTCCTCCTTCTGACGGATTTATCTTATCCTTAAATTTTTCTGAATCTTTTCTCCTGTAGTCTCCATAGACTGTAGGCAACTAAGAATCTTTCTGAGCATCCACGCAATTCCTAAAAGAGTGGCTAAAATACATAGTTGAATGATCATAGGTTTTCGCTTCCTGTAGATTTTTTAATTCGAGATGTTTCAATCATATCTCTTTCAATATATCCTTCAATACGAGAGAGTCTCGAATCTAACTGACGCAGATCTTTAGACAAGCAATCAAATTTCCCATTAATTACATCAAATTTCTTTCCTATATATCCTATTATTCCTAGAAGGGTTGAAAGTACGGTTGCTCCCGCAATCCAAACATTAGTCCAATCCATCTCAGATTCCTTTTTCTTTAAATTTCTATTCCATAAGCCTTGAAAGCAAGTGTTCTCATGTCTAAACAACCCTCGCTATCGAAGGCGGTCTCTAGCATTTTTTCATAGAGATCTTGATTATCTGTAATCAAGTCCCGCGCACCTTCTTTGCAAAAAAGATAATGTTCCAAGTTATCTAACAGATGATATGCAAGAGCATCTTGTAACTCATAATCATCCCACATTGCATTCGAAAAAGCTTCTTCAAACTGATCTCTAAAATTATCGTTAGCTAGATTTTCCATTTTTATTCTCCTTGTTCACAATTTTCACAATCTTATCTTCTCCAGCTTCTATCTTCCTCACTCTATCCCACAGCGTACTTATTAAAAAGAGCTGCATCGGGATATTTTGAAACGCTGCGTAGGCTTTGATTTTAGCAGCTAACTCTACAGGTATACTGAAAGTAACTTTTTTCATTTTAGTCATTTGTGATCCCATATTTCCGTATATACAGCTAAATATAACAATAAGAGCTTATTTCCTCAAGACGAAACATTTTTTTAATGATAAAGAGAGAAGAAAAAAACCAATTTTTTGAGGAATCATGCCTAAAGCTAATAAATATAATAAATCATATGGGTTAAGTAACCCCCTTCAAGACATTTTCCCTGAGCCTGTTGTTGCTCAACGTTCTCCCACAACTAGCGATCTCGGCTATCGAATCGGCCAAACATGGGTAAATCAAAGCACAGGCCAAATTTATGGACTTTCCAGTGTCTCAGCTGGAAGCGCCACTTGGTCTCTCACAGGCCCAGGGGCAATGGATATATTTTCAACCTCCCAAATTGGACAGGTGAAATATTGATGGATAACTGCGGAGAGGCCAGTGTAAATGATGGAGTCATTAATAACGTCTCTGGATCTTCGGATATTAAATTAATCAATGTTGAAATTGGTGCAGGATCAGCCAATACAATGGAGCTTAATTGTGGAGGAGGATTTTTACGATTTGATACCTGTAACGTAAACTGTCCTGTAAATCTAGCTGGTTCTGGAGAGTTATTGTTCCAAAATGGAGTACGTTTTGGAGATACGGTAACAATTGGTGGATCACTAACCGGTTATTCTATAGAAACATGTTTCCGTTCAGGTGCCAATCAAGCTATTGTATTTAATTCTTCTGGAGATTTCAGTATTTCTAGTTGTGAAATCGATTCAACGAACAATCCCGCTATAGGAGGGACTGGAGCGGGTACATTAACTTTGACAGGAATTTCCTTTCCTAATAATGCAGCTATTGCCTCGACAGTCACAGTAGCAGGTGGAACTCTTTCAAGCGGAACTTTTAACACTTTAGATCAAGCAGCGGGTATTACCATTTCTGGAAATGACATCGACGCAGATGGTTCTGATACCAATATCTCCATCACAGTAACTCCTAAAGGAACGGGAGATTTCGTCGTTGACTTAGGAGATATTCAAAACACCTCTGGAGATATCATTGCAACACATTCTTCAGCTGGCGCAGATGTAACATTAGAAGCGACTAACTCAGATAATACTAACAATGCATCTCGAGCAGGTGTTGAATTAGCTGTGGGTGGAACAAGTGCAGGCGATCCGTATGCTAACTTCCTCATTAGTGGTGGACAAACCTTCACAATGGGTATTGATAACAGTACAGCCAATGATGACTTCGTAATTTCAGATTCAGCTGCATTAGGTACGACAAATAGAATCTCTATTGATGGTTCATCAGGAATCGTGACAGCTGTATCGGGATTCACTTCTACCGGTACTACTACTATTCTTGATAGTGTTAATGCTAATACCTCTATCAATACAGGAACCTCTACAGGAACTGTATCTATCGGTAACTCGGCGGCTGGTGCTATCACTGTAGACACTGCTGCTGGAATATCTCTAGATGCGGCCACAGCTTCTAACTTTACAGTTACGGGTGCTGGAGCAGACTTAACTTTATCATCTGTAGGAGGATCGGTAGCAGTTTCTTCTACAGAAGATGCGGCGAGTGCCATAAGTTTAACAGCTAATGGGGGGACATCTGAAACAGTTGTCATTACTGCATCTCAAGGTACGGGAGCAGCGTCGATTGGTCTTACATCTACTGCCGGCGGTATTACTGCTTCAGCGGGACTTGCTACTACAGATGCTATTAATCTTACAGCTTCAGCAGGTGGAGTGGATATCGATGGCGCATTAGAAGTGAACATCACCTCTTCAGAAGCTGCGGTGGCTGATGCGGTGACAATTAGCGCATCTGCTGCTGATGGTGGTATTACTTTAGATGCAGGTGCAACTCCTGGAGTTACCTTCACAAATGGAACTCAATCCCATCAAATGCTAGTGGGAAGTGGAAGTCCTAACGGTTCCGTTACCGCATCTCAAGGATCTCTTTATGTAGATGTAGCAGGGTCAACTTCCACAACCATTCTGTTTGCAAATACCGATGGTGGCACAACCTGGGTAGGAGTAGGTGCATAATGTCAACAGCTGATAATAAACGCGCACTTTTTTTAGCAGCTATCGGCGATGATCATACGGGAGCCGGAGCCACTTATGTGGCTCTTGGTTCCGCTATTACAAAACCTGTTGAGATGATCATTATCAACACTACTTATAATAACTCGGTTTTTTTATCTGTGAATGGCACTACAGATCATATTTTTGTTCCTGTGAATGCCGCCGCCCCTAATACCACCATGACAATTAATTTTAGTAGTGCTAAACAAAACACAGGACGGTTAGAGCTTCCTGTTGGGACTCAGTTTTATCTAAAACAAGGACCCGATGGAGCTCCTACTGCCGGAGATCTTTATATCACTTTAATTTATGCAGGATAACCATGGCATTTGGAACAAGAGTAGCCTTTGATGCAGTAAGAGAACTCGCATTTGGAAGTATTTCAGGAACATATGCTGCATTAGGAACTCCTACAGCCGATAATGCCCGTTTACTTTCCATTTCTAACAGTACGAATGCTGATGTCTATATTTCATTTGATGGCACGACTAATCATCTTCGTTTAGTCGCTAACTCATTTAAATTGTTTGACCTTTCAGCAAATAAAATCCGTGATGATGGATTGTTCATAGCAGTAGGAACACAAATCTATGTAAAACAGGTGAGTGGCGCTCCTACTAGTGGCGCGGTTTGGGCAGAAATTATGAGTGCTGAAGGGGGTAAATAATGTCTCAACAGGGAATTCTTGCTGATTCGACATCTCCCGATATGGACATTGAAACCCTCACTGGAAACACGGGAGGAGCAGTCGGACCTGATGGAGCCTTTAATATTAATATTGTTGGTTCTGCTCCCTATACCGTCTCTGGAGATCCCGGAACCCATACTTTAACTATTACAGACGATGGAACTGTAGCTACTCAATATGACGGCGATAGTGGATCAGCTGTTCCTGCCTTAGGTATTTTAAACATTCTTGGAGCGGGAACTGTTTCTACTTCGGGATCTGGAAATACCATTACTATTTCATCTTCTGCTTCAGGATATCCTATAACTCCATATGTGGTGGGGCCTATAGGAGAAGCCGGCTATCAGACCATCCAAGATGGTCTTGATGCAGCAAATGCCGCAGGTGGTGGAATTGTAGGGGTTCAACCGGGCACCTATACTGAAGATCTTACTCTTTATGATAACACTCAAGTGGTGGGGTTCTGCTCTCCAGGAACAGTTAGTGCAGGTTCTGGAGGAAATGAACCTGTTATTATCACTGGTACACACACTCCTCCAACAAGCGGATTTTTTGCATTTAAGAATATAGCTTTTACAAGTTCAGGAAGCGTGATTTCTAGTGCTGCTGGTGGTATAGCTACAATTCAAGTGGATAGTTGTGCGGTAGGAGCCATATCGGGATATTTATTCGATTTAGATAATTGGACTGGAGAAATCTCTCTGATAAATTCAGTAAATAAGTTTACTGGAAATAGAGGAATAAACAACTCTACGGGCGCTACAGTATATGTCTTAAATAGTGAATTAGGATCTATAGGAGCTTCTTCTTCTAATTTAGGAGGGACGAATGTTTTTAAAAATTCCACCCTCAATGCGCCGATTGCATTTTTGGACGGATCTGATACAACATTTAATAATTCTTCTTTTTTAGCGGGATTTACTACAGCTGGATCGTGTACCGTTGTAGGTTCAGAAAGTTTAATTCAAAACTCTGGGGGAAGTGCCATTACCCATGGATCTTCTGACACACTCGATCTCACCAATTCCACTATCACTTCTTCTACAAATCCCAGCATCGCCGGAGCGGGTTCCGGAACCATTTCGTTGGCTGGAGTGGATTTTTTAAATAATAATAATATTGCGGGAACTCTCACTGTTACAGGTAGAAATTCTTATTCAGGAATTTATAAAAGTGACTATACCGATCATGGAGTGATTCTTGGGCAAGGGACAGCTACTAATATGGTTGCCACCGCAGCTGGAACCGATGGTCAAGTTCTTATCGGGGCAACAGGAGCTGATCCAGCATTCGCGACTCTTACTTCTACCGGTGGGACAGTCACATTTACTCCTGGAGCTAATAGTCTTAACGTAGAAGCAGGAGGAGGGGCTGTTGCCACTTCTTATAGTGCGGACTCCGGTTCAGCAGTCCCAGCAGCAGGCGTGTTAACTATAATTGGGTCTGGGGGGATTACAACTACAGGATCTGGTAGCACTATCACTATTAATGGTAGTGGAGAGCAAGTCATTACTATTACAGCATTAGATAATACTGACTCTCCCTACACCGTTTTAACGACAGATTATTACATGTCATGTGACGTTTCAGGAGGGGTACTTACCATCCGAATGCCAGATGCTCCCACGACGGGGAAAGTTTTTATAGTTAAAGACGCCAATGGAGATGCATTCACCAGCAATATTACCGTTACGACAGTGGGAGGAGCAGTAACCATTGACGGCGCGACATCTTATGTAATGAATGTAGATTACCAATCTGCTCAATTTGTGTTTAATGGGTCCTCTTATGAAATTTTCTAGTATGAAGTGTTCTAATGTGGCAAACTCTAGCTTAAAGAAGTTTAATGTGCATTTAGTAAATTTTAAGCGCCCTTCTAATCATATTAAAGATGTTGAAGCTTTTAAGAAAAAACTTAGAGATGCTTGGGTTCGACGAAAGAACTCTATGAGTCCAGAAGAATTGACCGCTAAAATGTCTCAAGCACGAAAAGGAATCCCTCATTCAGCAGAAACTAAAAAAAAATATAGTGAAATGAGAAAGGGGAAGAAAAAAAGTTTAGAGATGAGAAAAAAAATAAGTGAGTCACGAAAGGGCACTAAATTAATAAATGGAAAGTTTGTGAAGGTAAATAATGGCATATAAAGGCCCACAAGAAGTAACCGGACCTGCTTCATCCGTAGATGAAACTATTCCTCGATTCAACGGAACAGGCGGAGATCTTGTCCAAACTAGTGGAGTAAGCATTACAGATGCCGATATCTGTAATGGAATTACTCAGCTCAATGTAGATAATCTTCGCTTAGATGGAAATACCTTGTCATCTACAGATACAAATGGAAACGTTGTTTTAGCCCCTGATGGTACAGGAGTGGTTTCTGTTACATCAGCACCAATTGTTCCATCGGGAGATAGGGCAGATTCTCTTGGCTCTACCACAAATTCGTGGGATAATGTGTATTGTGATGGGGTGTCTTTTGATGACGGAACCAATGTTTTAAGCACTTACACCACAGGATCATGGACTCCAGTATTATCTTTTGGAGGGGGATCAACCGGGATTACTTATACAACTCAAATCGGTGCTTATTATAGGATAGGAAGCATTGTATATTATTTATATGCGGTCCAACTAAGTAGTAAGGGAACTAGTACTGGGAATGCTTTAATAAGTGGTCTTCCTTTTACAGTCACTGGTTCATTTAATATGAGTACAGCAATCGGGGGATGGGGAAGTCTAACACTTACAGCTAACTACACTGTGGCTCAATTTCGCCCGATTGGCGGGACTACAACGGCCGATCTAGTCCAATCTGGTACGAATGTAAGTTTTGCGACTATTACTGATACTAATTATCAAAATACAACTTTGATTACCGGGACAGGATTTTATTTCATATGAGCACTAATAACAATCAACCTCAATCCCCTAGAGAATATCCCGCTAATAATTATGTTCCCATTCGTATTTTTCGTAGAAATCGCGCTCCTCTTACAACTGACTATCGTAATTTTATAGTTAGAGACTTTTGGAATGACACAAGCTCTAATGATCTGTGGTATTTGACGGATAAAGCATCAGGTGTGGCTACATGGATTAATCTGGGAGGAAGCGGGACGGGAGATGTTCAATTTCTAGAGGGAGATAGTGGGGGCCCTGTTGCTCCTGATGGGTCAGCAATTATTAATACAATTGGTGGAACAGGCTGTACAACATTAGGTGATCCCGGGACCAACACAATGACATTCAATGTTGTAGGAGGAGGTCTTAAATGGATAGAAATTACCGTAGCAGGACCTACTACGCTCTCTTCCAATACTGGATATGTCACTAATAATTCCGTGTCGACTGTGCTTACTACCCTTCCTTCAACGGCGGCTTTTGGAGATGTCATTCGTATTAGTGGCAAAGGAGCTGCTGGATGGTCTCTTGGACAAAACGCTGGACAAACTATCCATTTTGGAAACGTTTCAACGACTACAGGAGCTGGTGGGAGCATCGCTTCCACGATGCAATATGACTGCCTCGAGTTAGTATGCATTACACAAGACACAGACTTTAATGTTCTTTCATCTATAGGAGTACTAACCGTCACATGACTATACAAACCTCAGATAATAAATTCGGAGTAGCTCAATGGATTGTTGATCCTGTAGCTGGATTAGGGACTCACACCACTATCCAAGCAGCTATTAATTCTGCTTCGTCAGGAGAAACCATTTTCCTTCGTCCCGGGACTTATACTGAGGACATCACATTAAAAGCTGGACTCACCATTACCTCTTTTATTGGAGAATCAGACTCCCAAAACGTTATTGTGCAAGGAAAGGTATCGGCTTCTTATAATGGAGCATCGAGTTTAAATAATGTTCGCCTTCAAACCAATGGTGATTTTGGAATAGAAATAACAGGATCTGATGCGACTACCCTTCAAATCAACTATTGTTTCATGGATAGTGTAGATAATACATTTATTTCTTCTACCAACTCTAATGCAGCTTCCTCTTTAACATGTGATACCTGTAATGGAGACATTGGAACGACGGGGATTACTTTATTTTCATGGGCTTCTCCAGGTACTCTTACTTTAGAAAGATGCAAAATATCAAACTCTGGAAATACAACAACTGCTTCAACTGCGTCTGCGGGCTTTATCGCTCCACAATATTGCATCCTATTTTTCCCCATAACTACTTCAGGCACTTCTCAACTAGACAGCTTTAATACATTTTATTCTACAGCAGCTACTAATACTGTAACTATGACAATTGGTGGAAGTGGATCAAATGCTTCCAATGGAGACCAACTTTTCCCAGGAACTGCAACTGCGGTTGTAGTAACTAGCACCCTTACGGCTCGAAACAGTCTTTATAGTAGTTCTAATGCAAACATTGTAAGTGGGGCTGGAACATTTACATATACTAACATTTATCTAGGGACTGGAACAGGAACTATAGCCTCATCTTCTTTAACAGGCGCATCGACCTATACAGGAATGATTAGTTTCGATGGAGGTGTCAATCTTCTGGATTATTATGAATCAGACGCCTGGACGCCTACTCTTGAGTTTGGAGGGGGATCAACCGGGATTACTTATACAACTCAAATCGGTTCATATACGCGAATTGGAAAGCTAGTTCATGCTCAATGCCAAATCCTTCTTTCTTCTAAAGGGACTGACACTGGTGCGGCAACAATTTCTGGACTTCCCTTTGCGGCTGCTGGTAATTCAGTAGGTACATGCACATGGGGTCTTTTAGATTTAGATGTGGCTGGAGGATATTATTATGTCTCTGCCAACTTAGCGAGCACCGCTCAAGTCCTTACTCTCCAAGAAAATGGAGATAACGTCGCAATTGCAGCCTTGACAGATGCCGATTTTAGCGCTACATCTTCAATCACAATAAGCATTCAATATATGGTGGCTTAAATGAAAAGACTCTCTGAAGGGGCAACCGCTGTTACTGCTGTTTTTCTTTTACTCACTACAGTTATCACTTTCTTTTTTTCGGTGAATAAGCATTTGGATAAAAACAAACACCGTCAAGCTCTGGAAGAAAAAGATGATAAATACCGTCTTCTTCTTAAAGAAAGCCAAGATGAACTTAGAAAAAAAGAGCAAGAACATCAGGATCAAAAAGGAATTACTCCCTATCCTAATCCCGATCCTTATTACGATCCGTTTATCTATCAAGGACGTTGACTGACAGAAAGGAAGGAGACCCCTCCCTTCACTGTTTCATTAGAAGGAGACATAGAAACAGAAATCTATTTAATCCTTACGTTATTCTTTTAGATTTCGGGACATCGATCTTATAGAAGCCGATCCCGTTGTAGGGTCTTCGGTATTTATCTATATCGATCCCATCTAATTCCATTTGCTTTATGTCATACGTTGCTTTCGGACGACACCGAGTGATGCGATAGCCATAAGATAAAAAATTTCCATCATCTCCATTTTCAATGATTAGCTCTTTAAGCTCTTTGCGTCTCTTCTCAGCGACTTTTTCTATCTCATATAGCTCTCCATACTCATCGAGCAATTCCTTCAATTCTGGAGTCTCTATTACAATATAATCACCATTCTCCGGTTCAGGTGAGATCCCTGTTTGAACCTTATGCCAAAATTCTTTGGCCTTTTCGCGCATTTTTTGAATACGTTCTGGCATGCAAAAGTTTTCGATGGTGTAACATTGCTCGGTCTTGTAATCCCAAATAGCAATAATAGATCGAATAGGTTTAGCAAACATGATTTGCCATAGGTTTTGATCGATCCAATACTCAGGAACCGTTTGATTAAGTCTTGCGTTTTGGATGATGTCTTCACTAACAGGACACTTAATCTCTACAAGTGTTTTTGTCTTATGATCATATCCATCTAGCGATGCTCTAAAGTAAGGAATCTCCTCATCTTCAACACAAAGAGGTTGTAGGTTTAGATTTAAGTGTTCATTGAGCCACTCTCGAGCTCTTTCTTCATTATTGATCCCATGTTGCATTGCTGCGTTGGGAGGTTCTTCTATAGCAAAACCACACTTTTCATTCCAAAGAGTGAGAGGCGTTTTGAATCTAGATGTTCCCATAACTACCGAGATATCCGAGGCTCCGATTCCGCCACGCCTCCACTCTAACCATTCTTTAGACCCTTGTCCTTCTAAAAAGGTGACAATCTTCATAAACCCCATACATCTAAGTGATCAGCAAGCTCTTCTTTTGAAGGCTCTTTTTTCACTGCTGGTTTTTGACTGCTAGGTAAAAAGTACAGAGCGCAACATTTGAGAGTTAAATCGACACGGCTTTCACCGGTCTTAGTTTCATAGGTTTGCGCAGGCAATAGAGTTCCCGCCACTGAGACTAAAGACCCTTTTTTGAGGCTAAGAGCCATCGGGAATAAATTCTCATCCCAAATGGCAATATTATACCATTGGGTTTTCTTTTCTTTGGAATAATAGGATTCTACAGCCAGCGAAAAAAAGATCCCCTTTTTCCCATTTTTACTTATTCTTTCTTCTGGATCTTTCCCTAAAAATCCAATTAATACTGAATGATTCATGCTTCTCGAGCCTCACGTGCTTGTTTAATTTGTCTAATAGTCTCCAAGCATTTGGTATAACGTGTCGCTGGAATATCTGAAAGCTTAGAAATTCCATAAGATTTAAATATCTGCTCTACAATCTTAGGCTCTCCTTTTAACTCTTGGGCGAGCATATCTAGTTGAGGTTTAGAGATAGTGTCTCTTTCAACCCCTTCTTGCCTAGTTGGTTTCATAGCGCTTTCCCCATCATCATCTTCATCTCCAGCGACTACACCAACCATGCTGGAATAAGAATATCTTCTTAAATAAGTCATGTAAGATCCAAGAGTTTGAATGTCTTGCTTAGGGGGGTTGATGGGCATATAACTTTCCATCCATTGGCCTGACAAATGTCCCAGCCTTGTGTAAAGATAAGAGGTCCCATTATTGCCAGGAATCGTTCTTTGGACAACACAAAGACCGTTCTTAGCAAGAAACGGGCGTGATGCATCTACAACCGATCTAAGATCAGCGTATTTACTTTTGAAATAGGGGTTAGTGCTATCTGTTTTAGCAACTTCCATTTCCAGTTGCGCTTTTGCCAGCGCTTCAAATAGCTTGTTAAGCTCAGCAGACTCCATTGGCTTCTCATACGATTTGGAAGCTACAGGAATATGCTCGTGATAGGTTTCTTCAGGTATGCTCATTAAATACTCCTCGAGGTTAATAACTTTCGAGGCCACGTTTTCTCCAGTTCTACGGGCCTCATTCTTTCATCAAAGATACTCCAAGATCGAAAAAGGGATTTTCTTTCTTTTGTAGCTTCAGCTTCTTTTCTTTGCAAAACTTTAGATCTAAAGCTGCCGCCACTTCTTCTAAAGAGCGATCTAGTTCTTCCATGCTTCGTGTTCCATCATAGGCTGCTTCTAAAACCAGCAACATATGTTCTTTCACGTGACATAGATCATGATAAGAAATGGGCGATTCATCATCTGAGGCCCAGTGGTTTATGTACATGCTCATTAATACTCTCCACTGAATGTGTTTACATAAAAACTACACCTATGTTAACTTATGGATAACATTTTGTCAACAAAGGGATCAAAAAAAATGGAAACAAAGAAAATAAAAGAATTCCTTGCAGATTACAAACTGACGAGAGAAGAACTTGCCGATGAACTCTGTTATGCCAAACCTACCATGGTCAACATATTGAATAAAAAAACTGAACTGGAGGGTCGCTCTAAAATGGCCATGTACCTAGGCATGCGAAATCTCCTCAAAAAGAAAATATCCTTGTATGAAAAAGGGCTCGAGCTGTGGGAAAAAGATCACAAGATTTGAAATAGTTCTAGAAAAAAAACGCCCCCACCCGTAAGGTGGAGGCTAACTGCTTACTTACTATTCTCCAAATCTTATCATAAGATCAAGAATAGACCAAGTTCAAAGAATAAGTTTATATAAATTTTCGGAAGCACGATGCTGAAAGAAAGATCAAAAACCCAAAAAAAAAGCGCCGCTAACCACCAAGTTTCGGCGCTTTAAGGAAAACTTAATATGGCTAATATACGCTGTCTAAAAAATAAAGACAATCCTTATGTACAATTAAATCGTAAAACTCTTCAAAATTTCTCTCTTTCCTTTGGAGCTCGTGGGCTGTGGGGATATCTCTTATCCCAATCCGATAACTGGTGTGCGAACGTAGAAGTTATGGCTAGACAAGGAAAAGAAAAAAAACATCGAATTTATGCTCTTCTCAAAGAATTAAAGGAAAACAACCTTTGTCTTTATGTCCAGCCTCATGAAGGCGGAAGACTTCAAGGAGGGGAATATCTTGTTTTTGAAACTCCAGAAGAATTAAAAAAATATTTACTGCTCTCTGAAAATCAGAAACCAGAAAATCAGAGACCTAATAAAGAAGAGAAAGAAGAGAAGAAAGAAAGAAAAAAAAATCCTCCTCAAAAAAAAGAAAGAACTTTCTCACAAAAAAGAGAGGAAGAGGATTCTTTTTCTTCTTCCAAAAAGAAACCCATCAAACCTCCACCCCCTAAGGCTTCTAAACCCCCATCATCTGCTAATCTGGAATCCAAGCTCAAAGAAACTGGAAGGACAAACCCAAAGCTGCTTACGTTAGCTCTTCAAAAGCTGAAAGAACAACCACTTGGAGAGATCAAATCTCCTTTATCATGGCTTAAGAGGGTTTACGATAACTTACTCGATCAAGAGAAAATGAATGACCTTGTGGAATTTAGGAAAAGGTTTGTACTTGCTAAGAAGAAATCATGGCTTCCTGGAAAAGACAAAGTCACAGTTTTAAGCGGATCATTGGAAACTTCTTATTCCTACCGAGGTAATGAAGAATTTTGGGTTAAACATGGTTTAGGAATGGAAGATTATCTTAAGCACCTGGAAAAGATAGAGAAAGGGAAAGAAGAATAACCACTAGCGGATATAACCCCTCAAGGGTTATATACCCCAGAAAAGACCAAATGCCAAGTGAGCGTATGTCATATTTAATTCATAATTGGGAAGATAGAAGGATACTGGGAGGAGAAATGTTATGCAAGGTTCTCATGCATGATGAGTTTGCTATTCTCTATGACGATTCCTTCTTTGGATTTGATGGGATCATCACTGCGTTTAGCGATGAAATATTAGACTTTATGGGAATATTACATGGAGATTGGAGAAGAGAGTTTGACGAACTCTTCGACGAGGGTTATGACGAATGCTTTAAACTATTCCGTGATTTATACAGAGAATACGGAATGGGAATGGTGCTAAATTGAGACTAGGAAGGCAAGTAGTGATCTGGATAGACGCAGACAAAGATAACCCCAAACCAGCTCAAGATAGATATTACCTCATCACAGATGGTGAAGGAGTATCTATCGGAAAATATATGCCCATCCCCGGCAATAAGTGGGAAGAAGTTATAGATTCCACAGAAAGCTTTTGTGGATGGAAGAAGAAGCTTGGAGAAGTGAAATATTGGGCTTCACTTCCCTTAGCTCCTGAGGAAGAAGAATGAAATGTTAGATTCACACGTTGTGATGCCTCCTCAAATAAAAGAATATTTCAAAAAAGTTCTTCTCACGAAGCCTTTGTTTTTGGGAGATAATTTAGAACTTATGGGGAGAATGTTCCAATATATCGAGAGGGTCATGCAAAAAAAACTAATCAATCTTCCACACAAAAGAGAAAAATGCGAAAAGATGGTTAAAAAATTTGAAGAGTTGTATGAGCTCACGAAGAAGAAAGAAGAAGAATTTAAAAAAAATACAAAAAACTCGCTTCAAAGATCCTTTTATTTTGTTAAGCTCTCTGATAAAGGGGCTGCAACAATATTCACAAGACTTAGATCCAAAGTGCGGGTTACCGGTAGTCATACATCCTACCCTAAAATTTAGGCGATACGCTAAAGATAAGAGTGAATAAAAGGAAATTTTTCAAAGAAAATATATGAAATGCTACGTCTGCAACAGACCCTGTGAGCTCAGAGAAATGGAGCAAGTTTTTACCACAAAAAAAGGAGAATCTCTTCTTGCTTATCAAAGTTTCTATTGCTCTCATTGTGATGAATCTTACTGTAATCTGGACCAAATGGACGATCTTTTAAAGTCTATAAATATTCATGAGATTTCTCTTTCAGAAGACGCTATTTACAACGAGTATGAGATGCAGGTAATGCGCTATCATTTCCAAGAAACTCTATCTCCACTTATCAACCAAGAAATTAGAAAACAGAAGGAAAAGAATGCTGACATTTGAAATCCCAGGAGAACCCATTCCTCTCAAAAGACACCGAACATGCAAAGGACAAATGTATGATCCCTCTAAAGAAGCGAAACGCAACTTCGCATGGCTTGTTAAGAAACGCGCTGTGGGCCTTTTCCCGCACGCTGAAGCGATTAAAGTGGAAGTTGAGTATCATATGCCTATTCCGAAAAGTTATTCGAATACAAAGCGTTTAAAAGCCATTGGAGCTCCACACACAAAAAAACCTGATCTTACTAACCTCGCTAAATTCACTGAAGACGCTCTTAATCACATACTCTGGAAAGATGATGCGATCATTGCAGACTTACATGTGAAAAAAGTATATTCTGAGGAACCTAAAACAGTTATCAAACTGGAGAAGATTAAATGAAAACGCTCACAGTATTTTATCCTCATGGATTTAAAAAGTTTGAAGAAGTCTATGAGCGGTTCTTTTTCAATGCAGATGTCAATGGGGGAATTGAGATTTGGGAGAATGATCCCATCACAGGAGAATCCAACCTTTATGCGGGTTTTAGTCGATGGGATTATTTCTTAATTGAGGAAGAATGATCTGGAATGATGAGCTAAAAATTCCCGCTCCCTTAGATATTAAGGTGTTAGTGATCACTGACTTAGAAGATATCTTTCAGGCGATTAAAAGCTCACCTTCCATCATGTGTCCTATTCGCTGGATCAAAATGAGAAATTGGTTTTTCGAGGGAATAATTAGTCGTCCCATTCTCTTTTGGTCACACCCCCCTAAACTTGAGGATCTTTACAATGAAATGGTTTAAGAAAAAACCTCTTACATGTTGTGAAAAGAAGTTTGATGAGAACAACTCTAAGATGACAATACAGTTTCTTTATCATCAAACGCTTGAGATGGATAAAAAAATTAAAGACTTGGAGTACAAAATTAAATACTTGGAAGAACTGGGGAAAAATCATACTTATCAAATCTCTTCTCTTATCAATAAGAGCTCTTGAAAATATTTTCTAAATCGCTTACTTAAAGATTAAAATTAACTTTTTGTAAGCATGGCAAAGATCCAAATTTCTCAAGAATATATTGATACTGTCATCAGCTGGTTAGAGGAATGGGTAGCAGATCCTCAAGCGATGGTGATCCCTCAGTTTTTAGCAAAACATGGTATTAGCTGGAAGTATCTTAAGGGAATGAGAGAAATTGCCCCTTCTCTAGACAATGCATTTGAAGTAACAATTGCTAAATTACATGCCAAATGGCTCGACTTAGCTTTCAAAAAAGACGAGCTTTCTCGTCATCTTACTTCCATATTAATGAGATATTTACGTGTCTATGATGATCATGCTTATGAAGTTGAAGCTAATGCTAGAAGAGAAATTGCAGAAGCGAACGCAGGAGCATCTTTAGCTATTTATGAGTCCGAAGACTTTAAACAGCTCAAGCTTTCAGGACGTTTTGAGGAAATATACAGAAGCAATGTTGACCGACGTAGAAGTTCAGGCCAAACTGAATGAATATAAACCTCGTCCTTATCAAGCCCCGATCTTAAAGGCATTAGATACGGGATATAAGCGCGTCTTAGCGATCCTTCCTCGTCGTGCGGGAAAGGACATTACTGCGCTGAACTATATCATTCGAAAGATGTGGGAAGTTCCAGGTGTCTACTATTATATCTTCCCCACCTATTCTCAGGCCAAGAAAGTTATTTGGGATTCTCTTACGAATGATGGGAAGAGAATCTTGGACTATTTCCCTAAAGACCTCGTGACTCAGATGAATTCTCAAGAAATGAAAGTCCGGATGAAAAATTCCCAAGGTGGCACCTCACTTTTCCAACTTATTGGTTCAGACAACTATGATTCCCTTATGGGCACCAACCCTCGAGGATGCGTCTTTTCAGAATATGCGCTGCAAGATCCAATGGCGTATCAATATATTCGACCTATCTTGACGGCCAATGGGGGTTGGGCCCTCTTTATTTCTACACCACGTGGAAAGAATCATCTATGGAATATCTATCAACTTGCTAAGGAAAGTCCTGAATGGTTTTGCTATAAACTCACAATCGAAGACACTAATCATATTCCTTTAGAAGAAATCGAGCGAGAAAAAAGAGCAGGTGAAATGTCGGAAGACATGATCATGCAGGAATATTATACCTCGTTTGATATGGGCGTGGAGGGGGCGTACTATGCTAAATATATGGATCGGTTACGTCGGGATGGCAAAATTACAGATGTCCCTTGGGAAGCCGCTTTTCCTGTGCATACTGCTTGGGATATCGGTGTTCGTGATAGCACATCTATTGTCTTCTTCCAATCCATCGGACAGACCATAAGAATCATAGACGAATATCAGAATTCTAAAGTCGGATTAGAACATTATACCGAAGTTCTTCGAAACAAGCCTTATCAATATGGGACTCATATTGCACCGCATGATATCCGGGTAAGGGAATGGGGATCAGGAGTAACTCGCTATGAAAAGGCTCGACAACTCGGCGTTACTTTTACCATCTCTGACCAACTCGAGATCCCCGATGGAATTGAAGCGGTTCGTTCCGCTTTTTCCAAAATCTGGATTGATGAGAAAAAATGCGGCGAATTAATAAAGTCTCTAGAAAACTATAGACAAGAGTATGATGTCAAGAAAAAAGTATATATGCCGAGACCATTACACGATTGGTCTTCACATTTTTGTGACGCCGTAAGATATATGGCTGTTTCTCTTCCTAAAACACGTGATAGTTTTAGTGCTCAAGACTTAGAAGCTCTTCAACATGAAGCCCATTATGGATCACAATCTAAGCTTCCTTCGATCTTTCAAGATAACATTTATGTAGGTAATTACTGATGACCCTTTTCCCCCAAATCAACACTGACTTCATCGCCTATCAGACAGATCAAGAATTGTCCGTGAAAGAAATGATGGAAAAGTACTATGCTCAATCTATTACGATCAACCAAAGCTTTTGGTCAGAAGCCGATATAGATTCCCGTTTCCGCGCCGGCGATCAAACCCTTTGGAATGATATATATGGCAATCTCCCTGCTTTCCGTCGGCGCGTCTTTAACTTCAATCGTATTAGACGTGTTTGCAATATGATTAGCGGATATCAACGCAATCATCGCAAATCCATAACAGTAGTTCCAATTGAAAATTCCGATGAAAAGACAGCTGATCAATTCACTAAAGTCATTTTATGGGCAATGCAATCTGATGGAGCCTTAGAGACAATCTCTAAATCTTTCGATGAGACATTAACCACAGGAATGAGCCTTTTATCTCTCTGGATGGATTATCGAGATGACCCAATTAATGGGAATATTAAGCTCGACAACGTTTCCTATAATGCTTATCTCATAGATCCTTTCTTTCGTAAGCATGATCTTTCAGACTGCAATTTCATTTGGACACGCAAATGGTTGACGAAAGCCCAAACTAAATCTCTTCTTCCAGAAAGAAAATCAGATATTGATAAACTTTATCCACGTGGAAATAGAGATGGAAAGTTCCAGTATATGCCTGAGGCTTACAACTATGGGATGGAAGACCTGCTTACTTATGATGAATTTTGGTACCGATCTTATCGCACTCAAAAGCTTTTAGTGGATGTGAAAACGGGAGAGACCATGGAATGGACTGGTCTTTCTGATGATTTAGATTTATTTTTAGCAAGATTCCCTGAAATAACTACTTTAGAGGTTGAAATCCCTTCGTGCCGATTAGCGATTGTCGTTCAAGGTGTTGTAATGTATGATGGTCCTAATCCCATGGGAATTGATAGTTACCCTTTTGTCCCTGTTTTAGGTTACTACGACCCTCAGATTGCATATTTCCCCTATAGAATTCAGGGGGTCGTACGTGGCCTGCGCGACGCACAATATCTTTATAATCGTCGAAAGGTGATTGAGCTAGACATCTTGGAGTCGCAAATCAATAGTGGGTTCATATACAAACCAGATTCTCTAGTTAATCCTAAAGATATCTTTCTTCAAGGGCAGGGACGAGGGCTTGCTGTTAAACAAGATGCTAATCTTGCAGATGTTCAGCCTATTCAGGCTCCTGCAGTTCCTCAATCGATGATCGAACTTTCTAAGATTCTAGGAGAAGAGATCCAACAGATATCCGGGGTTAATGAAGAACTTTTAGGCTCCGCTACGGATGATAAAGCTGGTATCTTATCCATGCTTCGTCAAGGAGCTGGTTTAACAACTCTGCAAATCTTGTTTGATCAGCTTGATTATTCACAAAAACTACTAGGACGACTCTATATCGACCTAATCCAAACGAATTTCTCTCCGGGTAAAATCCAGAGAATTATTAATGAGCAACCTTCACTTCAGTTTTATTCAAAAGCCTTTGGGAAATACGATGCGACTGTAGAAGAAGGTATAAATACTCCAACTCAACGCCAGATGCAGTTTGCTCAACTCATGGAGATGAGAGCTGCTGGTATTGAAATTCCTCAAGATCTACTTATTCGCTCTTCTTCTCTTCAAAATAAAGAAGAACTTGTTGAGGCCATAAGGAATCAACAAGAACAAGCAAATCAAATCCAACAGATGCAACTTCAGCTTGGTATGGCTGAAGAGCAAGCAAAGATTAAGGATCTTGAAGGAAGAGCTCAAGCTAACGCGGGTCTAGCACTAGAAAGAGCCTCCCGCGTCCAAGAAAATAGAGCCCTTGCTCAAGAAAGGCTCGCAGAGGCGCAAAAAGATAGAGAACTTGGCGTCTATGAACTTACAAAAGCGATGAAAGAGCTCGAAAGTATGGATATCGAGCAGATAGAAAGGTTGCTAGGAATCATTCGTGGTCTGCAAGTTCAAGAAACTCCTCAAGAACAAGAAGAGGAGCAACAAGTGAAAACACCCAATATTGAAGAATTGGCCGTATTGGCCCAAGGAGAAAAATAATGGCACGCAGAGAAAGCCTAGATGATGGATTTATGGGAATGATATCAGAAGATCATTCAGCACCAGCAAATCTTCCACAAGGTGTAGTACATAAGTACTATCCAAAATGTTCTTACTTAGACATGCATGAGCTTGATGATACTATTCGTGGTATCGATGATACAATCGATGATTCAGTTAGAAGAACGGATCGTCATCAATCGGATAGCATGTATTAATGGTAATGCCCAGACCTACGGGCAAAGCCCAAGAAATTGCTCAAAAGGTTATTCCTGGACTTAATCGGAATAGACCATCTAAGTCTTTACGACGAAAAAAAGTGCAGCCCTATGACAATGATCAAGTTGAGCTTAAGATTGTAGATATTAATGAACATTTAGGAAAGGATCTACATCCTCGCACAAAAAGCGGGTTTGGGATTGATACTTAAACATTTAGGAAGATGGCCAAAGGTTAAGAAAACTTTTTGAAAATAAGTATAACGACTTTTGAGCTTCCTTATACAAAGTATGTAAAATTTTATGGCATTTGCTACACAAAGGTGCCCAGTTTTTAGGATGATTATTTGTATTATTTCCATCCAAATGATGGATATGAATATTGTCTTGAGAGAGGCAGCATGTACAATGAAGAGATTGACGTTGAAAAGCATAAAAAGACCCTCTTCCCGAAGGGGACAACTCTTGCATCCAACGAGGACTTTTTTGATAAATTCTGTAACAAGGAATACTACAAAAACGTCTTATTTGGGAAGGTTTAACAAGAAAAGACTTTTGGCATATTTCACAGAAAATCTCTTTATTTTTCATAAGAAAACCTTTGAGCCAAGTGCGACGGCATTCAGCCGAACAATATTTAGATTGATTTCTTCCTTTATCGGCAGAAATAGGAATATCATAAGGAGAATGACAGAGTTTACATACTTTATTTTTTCTTCTTTTTTGAGAATTAGAAGAACATTGCAAGGAACAAAATTTTGTATTAGGGCGAGTTCTTTTAGGAATAAATTCCTTTTTACAAAAATGACATAACATTCATTGAACCTAAGAGTATATATGAAAAGAAAAAAACAAGGCTATGATAGCAGGTTAGACGAATCTTTGTCCATGAAACATCGTGGTCCTCATAAGCAATCTTTAAAAGATCGCCGTGATGAATCTAAAGCGATGGAAAAAAAACTTACTGGGCACGCTTATGCGGGAGATAAAAAAATGGATAAATCTCCCCGTCGCAAATCTAGTCGGTCACGTTAATTATGAGGGCCTGCGGGCCCTTTGGAGCTGTTATGCCATTTGTATCTCAAGCACAACGGAAGTGGATGCATTCTCAAAAGCCTCAAATGGCTAAGGAATGGGAAGCTCATACTCCAAAAGGAAAAAAACTCCCCAAAAAAGTTTCCAACAAAAAGAAAACTCCCCGCAAAAAAATCTAAGTAACACAGGATTGGATAT